GCATCAAAGTCTTTCATGGTTGAGTTGTCCTTGGCCACCGGAGTCATATTCTCCAAGACCACGTTAACATCCTTGACCGGGAATGTAAGCACATCACCGATGAATGTCTGATTGAACGAACCAGGCAACAACTCACCTGGTTGTACCTGTTTATCAAAACCAACTCGCACACCGACCTCACCAGTCTCAATACGAGTACAAGCACTAGTTAGAGCAACTGCGGTCAAAACCAAACCAACTTTAATAAAACGCATCATTTAGATAACTCCAGTGGAAAAAAGATAAAAACAAACAACAAAACCCAAAGCAAAATACAAGGGCCTTAGCCAACGATCATTGATCATACAATACCTTAAAAAAGAATTACAAGCACTGTCATCAACATTACTGCTGCCAGTGATACAAGTATACTATAGCCTATGCTTTTTGTCAAGGCCAATTGTTCCTTGCCTTCCATATTTCTCATAGCACGAATGCCAAAATGTATCAGAACAGCAAGGATAGCAAATGCAAACCAAAGTTTAATCATTTTGATTATCCTTTAGTTGGGAAAGGCCAATCACTGCCTTGTGCCCTAAACACAGTTCCAGGAGGTGGTGTCACCTTACCATCAGTATTGCGAGTCCAACCAGTTGGTGGCACATAACGATACCGTGCTGGATCACCGTTTTCGCGATCTTCCACACCGGCCTCGTATCCAACGTCATATGCATTGTGTTCTCTGGAACCATAGTTGTATGAATTGCTATAGTCTGCACCAGAGAAGCCGTCACTATAACCACGCTTATGGATACTTGAACCGACTCGGACTTCTGGCGCAGGCTTAGCCGCACGTACAGTTTCAGTACTGTTGGCATTGCTCTGTACAGGCTTGTCAAAAGCATCCCTTGCTTCACCGCCCATTTCACCAATAACTTCATATCGGCAAGCACGACCCTTGGCACCATTGTAGTCACTTGGGATTGAAACAACATCAGCTGGATCAATCTTAACAATTACCACACGGCTGTCATTACCACCAAAGTGGTCCAAGTAACTCAAACCGCAGAAGTGGAGACCAGTACTGCAAGTTTGATCCTTGTTGTCGTCAACAGCGTTGCGTTCCATTTCGACAACAGTACCCGGGCTATTGTCCATAGTACCACTGTGAATGTCTTTGAAGTCTCGGCGTACTTTCTTGTAGGCAAGGAAGTAACCATCGGGAGTGATGGGCAAACTGTTCTTTTCCAAGAAGCCATAGAGTTCATCTACTGAACGCTTTGAAGGGTTCTTCATCAAGTTGTGCATGAACAGAACCATTGGCTCAATAGTAAAGCCATCCTGCAACATGGTAATCATACGGCTTGCCAATACACCTGCAAAAGGTTGTCCTTTCCAGAACAGTTGTTCGCCTTTGACAGAGATGTTGCCAGCACCGTAGTTCAGCACAACCTTGACTGGGTCAATAATGTTTTTAACAGTGTCCCAGTCTTGTGCTTTAATAGCATCAACTACCTTTTGGTAAGTGACGTGGGTCTTAGAAATCGTATGTGGTTTGCCGTCAATAACGACAGTAACATTCGAACCTTGAAGAATAAACGGATAACTCATTTTAAATACCTTTCTTTGCATCAATTAAATTTACATACTCGGCAATATCGCTTGCCTCTACGCGGTAAGTACTCAAACTAGTCAACAACGGATAACGGCTGTTAACTGTGTTGAGTTCTGTTTGATACTTGGTCACAAGTGCTTCTGGGCTAAGGTTAGCTGTAGGAGCAAACTTGCGGAACAGTCTATCAATATTGTAGCGGTTTCCTGTGAACTTGTCAACCTTTACAAACACTGAAACCAGTTTAGCGTAAGGACTGTTGGCATCAATTTCAGCCAAAATATCTTTATTGTGGATGCCGTTGATAACATCGGCCCCCTCTAATGCACTCTTAACCAAACTCATCAACAGTTTGGAATTGTCCTTAGCAGCCAACTGATCAACAATGTGTTCTTCAAAGTTTTTCCAGTTTGGCTTCTTCTTGATATCTTCAATGTCGCTCTTACGCACACCATAGATTTCACCATTGAACAAATTGTGCAAGCTCTTGACATCTTCATGCATGTCCTTACCGCTAGTATAGCCTTTGGCACTTAGCATTGTGAAGCCGCTCAATGGTACATAGTAGTAGGTTTCTGTAGTGACAAACTTGCTAGTATCGCCTGCGGCACGCCAGACCATATCTTGCTCATCACGACGATAGCCACCGCCACCACGACGTTCCAACTTGAGAATTGAAACGTTCTTACCCATGTTCTCACGTTCACGTTGCTTCAAGGTACTTGCGACAAAGCGACGAGCAAGCGGAGGTTCTTGGATAGCGGCAAAGAAAGACTTGGTATCCATGTCCTTAGTCTTGTCTGCCTTTTCCAAAATCCAGATAGCACGGCTGTAAACACCGCAACCAGTTTCACGATAGTGATAACGAGCACGTTCGCCGGCACCGGTCTTTAAATCATTGATGATGAAGTGACTGGCGTCATCAACCTGCACATGCCATTCTTGCCAAGTGATGTAATGTCCGGCAGCATTTTTTGCATGTCCGGGAGCGTACTCTGTAGTGCTCTTACCAGTGGTCACAGCCTTGTTATGACGAGTCTGATGCAACTGTCGAATCTGGATGTTATAGTTAGCAGCCAAGTCCTCTACTTTAAACTCAAACCGCTTCAAACGGTTGTACTGTTTGTCGTCATAAGTAGGCAAAGCAGTGTCTTGAGCATACTTGCTCACAGCCGCGGTCCACAGTCGATGCTCTTTCTTCTTGAACAAGAACACAGCACGATCCCACAGGTTCTCAATAGCATCTGCTTCCTTGGCAATGACCACAGTCAACGCCGCATTGACTGCTTCCAATTTACGTTTGATAGCCGCAACAGTTGATGGGATGTAACTGAGGCCTTCGCGGCTGGCTTGGAAGTCCAGTTCGCCAATACCAAAGTGCATTTCCAAACCGCAGACCAGCAACTGCTTCAACTCAGGCGGAATAGATCCGTCAGCGTTAGGCACCTCGATAGGATAAGCAATATTGCCCATAATGGCTGCACTGTTACTGCGATCCTTGAAACTATGCACACCGGGAACAATGTCGCGGCTTTCGTACTCAGCATCAACAAACTGGAAATCGGAACTGCCAGAAACAACCGGACGGAGAGCAAAGTGTTTGTAGACAACTCGAGCTTCTTGTCGGAACTTGTCAAAGTCGTAACGATCGTTGACGGAAAACTTAACTTCAACACCAGCAGGCTCTTCTGTAGCTTCCTGCATCATCAAGGCAATGCTGGGCACGCCTTCCCCGTTGATAAAAGCTGAGTAGATACCCTTAACGCCGTTTTGGATAGCAGTCACAGTGAAGTTGTCAGTGTAGCTGAACGGACTCTTTGAACCCAACCCCAGCGCACCAATAAACTCGTTGGAGTTTGTTTTAGTACTTTCAAAGTAAGTGGTGTAGATTTGGGTAACTTGCTGATGACTCAAGCCAGTGCCGTAGTCACGGATGGCAAAGTGCGGCTCCAATGTGTTGGGCAAATGCACATCAAACGGAGTGTCTTTCTTACCTGCGGCTGCATGGCTGTCCACAGCATTGCAACTCAATTCGCGGATGATAGCACGGATCTTGTTAGCATACAAGCCCGAACTCAAAATGCTGAACGCTTTGGCAGAATTGCGAATACGGAACTCGCCAATTTCTGCTACGTTAGAAACAATAGCTTCGTTAACTGGAGCATTGTTGAGAATCATGTAAAACCTTTCAGTAGTGTGTTTGTCTGTATGTATATATTATACAAGAAAAAACCAACCCTGTCAAGAGTTGGTTTGTCCAAATTATCTACCCACTGCAATCAATCGAATTCGTAATGCGTTCAAACTTGACTGGATAGTCATAAGTTCTGCCAACGCTTTAGTGTAGTGACCATTGGGATGTTTATCATGTCCCAATTTACGATCCACACCCAGAGCCATTTTAACACTGGCAATGGCTGTGTCAACTGCTTCAATTCGTGCTTCGAGTTTTTCTAAGTCTGTCATGTTGTTTCCTTTTCAATACACTGTTCCACATCCTGCAAGATACGCCGGAGTTCGGCAATATTGACTTCCAACATATGAGCCATAGTCTCTCGGATCGACTTGGTCAGGATGCTGGGATTCCGGTAGGTCTCCAACAGCATTTCCTTGCCGGCGATTGTGTTACGCAGATTACTTGCTACGGTTTGGATGTTCATTCTTCAACTCCGAAATGTTCTAATTTTTCATTTAAGAGATTCCAACTGACACTATCAACTACGAACATATCACGGCAATCCTTAATACATTTCCGCACAATCAACTCGGCGAACTTTTCCATTACTATCTCGCCGTACATTTTGCCCTTTCGGTCAAATATCTCATCGGCAGCAGCCTCAGCCTGAATTTGAAGTTCTTTAATTCGTTCATTCATTTTCCAACTCCGAAATGTTCTAAAATCTGTTCTCGGGCGGCGCCTAGCACAGCACTATCTCCACCATCAACATCTTCCAAGTTAGTATTGCTGGCAATGGCAGCACATTTTTTCACAATCAACTCGGCGAACTTTTTACGGAAAATAAATTCCCATTCATCTAAGTCAGTCGTTTCCCGACTAGCATATTGACTAGCCTGGTCTTCAAGTTCTTTAATTTGTTCGTTCATTTCTTTTTTCCAATCTTGGTTACAACATCAGCCTTGCTCTGTAGCAGTTGGGCACGGAAGCGACGATATACTCGCAATGAGGCAATGCTCATAGGATCTTCCTTGCCTTCCAACTCTGCTATCTTAGCATCCAGTTCGGCTTCATGGGCACGATGACGTTCGACATCTGCCTTGAGCCCTTTAGTCTCGCCCCAAAAGAATTTCATATCATCCCCACTTTAACATAAAGAACATAGCGTCCTTTTCGTTTTTGAATCTATACTCAAAAGGTCCAGGACTCCAACGAGGATTGTTATATCCGTCATTTCTGTGTCCAAACTGCTTCGAGCACCACTCTGTCATAGCATCCTTTTCTTCCCACCAATCACCGCCTGAATAATACACAGTGTATTTCTGGGGAGCAAGTTCTTCACGCACTCGCATTTCGAGAGTCCGAGGTCGTTTAGTAAACCAGTTCATAGGAGTATGCGGATAAAAACTATTAACGTCTAAATCAATCATACACCTACGAACCGGCTGGCTTCGGCGTGCAACCCTGCGTCACCCTTGGTCATCACAGCCAACAACAATCTCTTTTCCTCCAAGTAGGTCTTGGCGAAAGCAGGATCGTGAGCCATGATGCTACGGCTGTTAGAGATCAAATCTGCCAACTTGATGGTTTGTGCTTCAGCGGGAGCTTCGGCAGTGTGAGCACGGTCTATTGCCTTGCGGTGGGCACGATTGCCATCATGTGGTTGACTAACATCAGTCAACCATCCAACCAAGGTAGCAATGTCGATGCCAAAAGCCATATGGATGTCAGTAAAAGTACAACCAGTGTCTTCCACAACATCATGCAACCAAGCAGCCGCCACCATGTCCGGAGTTGAACCTGGAACGCCTGCTACGATCTTGGCAACTTCAGCCGGGTGGACAATGTAGGGTTCGTTAGTGTACTTACGCCTCTGTCCAACTGCGGCGTGAGCAGCCATGGCATAGACTTGCGCCTTACGGACTACATCAAATCCGCTGAGATCCATTGTAAAATCTTCCATGCTGCTCTCCTTGTTAATAAGTATATATTATAGCATGGATTTACCATGCTGTCAACCGGGATTTGACATCTTATTTAAATTTTGGACCCACTGCCCAGAATACAATTGATTTACGAACCCCACTGGTCAATGGTGTTACTCGATGATGAATGTATGACGGGAATGATATAATTCTTCCTTTTTCTTGCGGAATAATTATTGGAGCATCGACATTGTCAGTAATTATTTCAAAGTCACCTCCTGTATAATCTGTATTATCCGATAGTACTAAACTAAATGATAGTTTTCTTGGATTCCGCAACTCAACGGCTGAACTTAAACCAAATGCCATATCTGTATGATATGCATAATGTGATCCAATTTGGTTGTATACAGTATACTGAAATCGATCAAATCCAATTAAATCAAATTGAAAATTCTTATCATTTATAATATTTGCAACATATTCTAAAATATCAAAAATCCACCCATTAGCATCGTTGATAAAATGAAATTTTGTTTCTGATATTCTAATATCTTTATTTTGATCTCGATTACCTATTGTAGCAGGATTTGTGCCTTGTTGGCTACAATATTTTTCAATGGCATCTAATATACTTAGATCAATCAAATTATCAGAAATTACATAAGGATATGTAATGTGATTTCTAATAACTGGCATTTCAATTAGTGCTTCCATGCTACTCTCCTTGCTAATAAGTGTATATTATAACATTGAAAGCAGGGCGTGTCAACCAGAATAGCAAACTAGATTCTTATGAGCTTGTGTGCATCTAGCGCAAAAGAATCGCTGTAAAACGTTCTTCGGTGCTGATTTGTGTACTAAAGTTTATCTAAACTGTAAACTCAAGTACTAGTTTTGACTACTTCTAAAACGGTAATTTCCACAACCAAATGCTTACGCAGTAGCATGAACTTTTTGAACTTGGCTTCTATGTCCGCCCGAATGTACTCGTCATGATAAGGCATAGTAGCAACGTCCTCATAGGGTTCATCGTTTTCGTTTAACGCTATGAAACTGAGCTTTACTGTGCCCTGTTCGGGATCTTTGAACATTTTAACAAATTTGTTGAACATGCAAATATTTAGTGATGCCCTTTAATTTCGTTATCTTTAATCATACGAACTGCCCGATCCATGGTGATTACAATTTCCCCAGTTGAGTCCATACCCACATCCATGCAACGATATTTTTCCATCCCTGTAGTGCCACCGTGCAAGTGACCGTGAAAGTGCAGAGCACCACGATGCATCTGATCCCATTCATAGATAGGATAGTGAAACATCACGCACTTGTGTCCGTCATAGGTAACATCCAAATACTTATGTACTTCAACAAATGCATCGCGGAATGTTACATCCATTAGGGTCTTGCGGTCATGGTTGCCTTCTACAAGGATCTTATCTCCGTTCAACCGATTCATCATTCGTCCAGCATCACTTCCTGACATAAACGCTACATCGCCTAAGATGTAGACTAAATCACCTGGCTCCACTTTGGCATTCCATTCTTCTACCATTGCGCTATTCATATAGCCGACATCGTCACGGAATCGTGCTCGTGTTTGTGGACAGAACTTCATGATGTTCTTGTGCCCGAAATGGAGATCCGAAGTAATCCAAGTTTTCATATTATTTCCTATTATACAGCCAGTGACCTATACCGTCAACTGGCATACCAAATTTCTTTAAACCCTTCTTCCTCAGTGGGCTCTTCCCAACTGGCAATCATGCTGGCAATAACATGATCCGGAATCTCTTTGCCAGGGCGGCTCATCAATCGGCGCATAAGTTCTTTGTGTTCAGGTGTCTTAAACACTATTGCAATATGCTCATAGTCAGGTAACATGTTAAACTTGCGAGTACGACTTGCAAGAGTAGTACTAGTTTGATCCCAGATAATATCTCGATTCATTTCACGAGCCGCAACAACTTCCTTGGCCATAAGGTCTACAGCAGTGGGCATAAAGTCTACAAACACTTCGCTGTAGGTGCGTCCTACTTCCTTTGCGTAGATTTCAACCCACTTGTCTGTGCTAATACAAGAGCAGGTTAACGCCCAGTCTTGTTCAGCCACCCAAGTACTTTTACCTGAACCAGGCACTCCAATCAATTGATAACATTTTGCCATTTAATCTACACTCCTAAAAGTTCGCCAATCATCTACATTTGGCTTTTCATCTTCATCATAAGTCCAACCCAGAGACTTCATCATGCGATGTTTGACCAACAGGTTAGGACTACGGAATCGACCAGTGTCATCGAAGCCCATCATGACTCCAACTTCGCACACTGCGCCACTACGGCAAATGCCTGCAAAGCAGTGAACAACTACATTCATACGGTTGGCTAGTGCATGTTGTAGCAGTCGAACAAGCTCGTTAGCCTGCTCTTGACTACACCGCATGGCTTCTTCAAGAACAACATCATTCTTTTCCACATCTAGAAATTCAAAATTATGAATCTCTTTGAACTTGTGTGCGGGCACAGGGCGCCAGCTGGCCGGATCAACAATGCTGATCAGCATACTGTTCTCACCTGCCTCATGATGAAACCTAGTTGGTATATCAGCGGCTGCTACATTTTCAATCCATGGCATGTGGTTCTCCTTTTAAACTCTTTCTAATTATAGCATAACTTTACCACTTAGTCAAGCTAGTAAATAATAGTATGGTCAATCCCAAAACTCGAATCCAAGAAAAGTTAGACGATTTAAACGAACTACTGAACCACTATACGTATCCTACAAAAGGAGAAACACTGGCGGCACAAAAGGGTCTAATGTTAGGTTGGTTGGCTAGATTAGCTTCAACTGACTATATTGTTGCTCAGGAACTAGAGGCCCGGTTGCATTTGGCTAAGCAGAAGAATTTATCCTCAAAAGGTACATCGTAACTTCAGGCCCGTCAACTTTGACAAGATCTCCAGGATACTTGTTACTACCAGTATACCATTTACTTGCACCTCGTCCTGCTTCGATAACCGTAATCAGTTTAGGATTAAGTTTCTTTACAGTGCCTAGTTCTAGACTATTGTGGCTAGGATAGCAGACAGCATCGCCCACTGCCAACATTCGTCCTAGTTTGTCTCGGTGTTCTGGTTGTGCCTTTGCCACGTTAAACTCTTTCTCTCTTCATGCCGCCAATACGGCTCGCTTTGTTCCAATCGTAGGCAACACCATCTGGGCACAGCCCATCCTTCACGCTATCTACACCGAACATACCTACGATTTCAAAATCTGGTCCTGTGATAGACACAAACTCGTTCATCTCTTTGGCAGTGTGCATTGCTTCTTCTAATGAAGCAACTTCGGAAATTATATCTTTACCTTTTACTTTATACATCTATATATTATACTTTCTTTTCAACATTTAGTCAAGAGAAAGCCCTACCGAAGTAGGGCTTATTTGGAGCGGGTACCGAGAATCGAACTCGGGCTCTAACCTTGGCAAGGTCACAGGCTACCATTACATCATACCCGCTTATCTTGTGAATTTTCTTACTAGTTTTAGCCAGTAGTATTTAACTCCGCGGAATGATGGAGGCCAATCCATTCCGAAACTAGGAGTTATTTCTTTTGGGACATTACCGTATGCTTTGTCAAGCGTTTCTTTTACTTTCATGTCTACTCCTTTAGTTAACAGGTTCTCATTTTATGTGCTACCACTACACCAACACCGCTGACCAAGCAGTGCCCAGGATTCGAACCTGGCCCGTCTTTTTTACAGAAAGTTTAATAAGATTGCTGAAAAGAACCTAAATGGTCAAACCATTTGTTATATTGTAGATTTTATCAGTTTATTGTTCTACAACCTCACGACGCCATGGCAGCTATACTGCCGCACTGCTCGA